TATTGGTTTAACGAAGCTATAATAGGAAATTTGATAACTTTTTCGGTATGACTTGCAATGCAATTACGCCGTTAAAAGGAGATCATATCAATGGAATACGACAAGATGAAGCGCACAATAGTTTGTTGCAACTCATCAAAAAATCTGTTCTTGTGGAGTTTTATTGCACCACGGAAGATTTGACAATGATTTCACGATATTTCAGCAACCGTATGGTCAAGCCAGCGGCTGAATTAACATACAATCCTCACCCAGTTTTTGCTACGCTTAACCGTGAGGCTTATCGTGACATTGCCATTACATTGAGACAAGAAGGAACTAAGATTAAAATCATCGAAATTGGTTCCGCACATCGATCAACTTCAATAGCAACACACCATTGCATTAAAGTAGATGATAATCGCACCAGATCAAGATACCAACAAATTGGAACAAATTTATATAGTTTCAAAAAGAGTAACTATGGCACTGAATTGATGAAAGCAGCCAATGGTAAACAAACATGTCTGTGTGTCGATGGGGTTGAAAAATGTACGTATCAAGCATTATATGGTTTCGCAGTGGATGTATATGACATACCATTTGACGATATTTTACCTATAATGAAAAGGCATGGCATGAACGTTTTATACATGTACATGTTATTACCACCCGATATAATAAGAAGACATGCATCATATATCACCAAAACCGCTTTTGGTGTTAATTACGAAGAAACCAATTATTACAATGGTTATCTCTCGACTGAAACATACAGCAAGTTCAGTTATGGCGATGCATCGTTCAAGTACGTACACAAAAGATCAGAGTTGGTTAAATATCTTACATTCACATCAATAACAGATGGTGAATACGTGGTTACAGCTGAAATAGATAGAACGTGGGGAATTTATCACCGTATTAAATTCATTTGTCACAAATACACCCCATGTTTTTTATTCAAGCGTGCTATGAAACGTGAAATGTTCATGCTTGAAAGGGAATTTGTATACAACTCATCATACACACAATGGTGTGTAATACCTAATCTACATTATCACGTTATGTTGGATTATGATAAGACCATGCTGGATGAAACACTCACAATACCACGAGTGTTCTACGACAAAGTTATGAATTACTCAAGTAGGCAACGTGACAATGCTTACAGTTTCAACGATTTATCTGGATTTGCAGCAGCTTTACAAACCAGTATAGCATGGCAAGGAGGCATAGTTTGGAACGGATTTGTGCCTGATGCAGTGGGACAATGGCCACAAGTAATCGTAAGTCTCTTTCTCTTGGGAGCAATACAACGTCGTGATAGATCACAAATAATAACATCATTCTTCAATGAATTGAAATACAATGGCCATACATTAACAAAATGGTATGTACGCGTCAAACGAAAATTTATGCATTTTATCAATCCCTTTTATCGTGTTGCAAAATTAGAAAAACTATATGACACAGATATGGATGAAAGATTAGATGGTTATGAATATCGTTGTTTAGGTGCATTACCATTACCACAAATAACATGTGATCAAACATCATTCATTAGAAATACGACAAAACGACGTTTTAATCATCGGATTGAATACCCATATGACCTGAATCATACTACAGATTTTGAAGTGCTTTATGATAGCAATACTTCAGGATCGTCGGACCCTAACACTGAACAAGTGACCGGAGGTAAACCAAATAAGGAAATAGAACAGGAAATCAATATGGATATGGACCAAATAGACAAAATGGATATGGAAAACGATGAAAAACTGCAGACGAAATTTAGAGTAACATATGATCCACCAGGTGATGGACATTGTGGAAAATACGTATTAGAACATTTATTCCCACATAAAAATTTCGATCATTGCAGATCATGGATGTCGATCTATGAAATGGAAGTAGAGCTTGGTAATTTAAATCAAAATTACGTTATCGTTACAACAATAAATGGATTAATGAGCATATCATCTGAACGCTTTAACGATGGCAATGTTATCACATTGCAAATAAGAAATAATCACTATGTAGTCATCAAAAATGTGTATAATTGTTTCAATTGGATCAATGCTGATTACAGCACATTGAAACTGGATAAAGATTTCGTATATGCAAATGCAGCGAATTCGGATCGCACAGATGCAGGAGGTCAAGCACGTGCTTTTCGAAAATTATTTCCAAAATATGACACAAGACCTAGTGATGACCCAGTTACACAACAGAACCATCGTGGTTATGATTTGATGATTCTTAATCCACTAGCAACTGACGACTTGGATGATTGTTACGATAAGATAACGAAAGCTGTATTAAAAGTAGCAGAGAAGAAGAAGATCTACTTGCCATTTGTAGGCGTTGGAATATTCAAATTACCCATGAAGTACTTATTACCCATGATACACCATAATGTTATATTTGTTTCATTCAATCAGGACGAGATATATCGATTACACAAACAACCCACTACGCATGTACAAGATGTGTTGAGAATGTTAGAACCGACCGAGAAGAAATTGGAAAGCATCGAAGATCATATCGTAGATCCTTCAACAACGACAGCTGACATCATTCTATCGGATCCGATAAACATTGAGATAACACCATCAATAACTGTAGTAGAACCAACCAAACAGGAAGAAATAACACCAGGAGGTAGAGTTATCACAAAGTCGGCAAAGAAACGTGTGAGCTTCAAGAATAAAATATTAAGTTTGTTACCAACTAGAAAAGATGATGACAACGACATACGAGAGGCTACGTTAAAAACATTCACGTCCATGATAAACACAAATTACATACCTCAAATAACAACACCACCACCAACACCACCTGACGTTATAGTTGCAGACAAACCAGTACACTATAATTGTTCAATATGTGGTAAAAAAGACATATTATTCAAATTCTATCAAGATCATTTGCTTGCATGTGAAAATACTTTGTTTACAGTCAAAGATATTTTGAATGATATAGTCGAAAATGCTGTAAAAGTGGAGCGTAATTGGATAAAGTGTGCGCACTGTGGTGAAGAAATGAGTAGAGATGAAACTGCAAGGAATAACCATCTGAAAAGGCATAAAGATAGTCCAATAGTACCAGCAATAATTATCACGGATGAATCAGAATCAGTGGTTGACGATTGGACCAAATGTAGTGTTTGTAAAAGACCGATTTTGAATAATAAAAATTCAATTGCAACACACATGTTAAAACATACTGTCAAACCAGGTGGACAAACATTGCTAGAGGTTACATCACCAATAACAACGAAGGAAGTAAAAGTAGACGAAGAACATTGGAAGAACTTACCGAAGCAAAAGAACTATGCTAATCGTGTTAGTGATAAATTGTTAGCTACGTTTACAACTGATGATCTAACAAGAAAAATAACTGAAGTTTCGTATGCTCCAGGTCATTTAGCAAAGTGTATGGACAATAGATCATTGAATTATCATGGTTACCACTACACTGGTCAACGCGGATTGACATTGGATTACAAATGTAAAAATCATTATGAATATGAAGATATTAAGAATCTCAACTGTGAAACAGATATACTGTTAATAGATATAGGTGATGAAAAAACATTCACTGAAGTATTTGAAGAATATCCTAAATTAATACAACGATCTGGATGTAAAAAGGCAATAATCAAGATGTTTCTATATCAACAAGATGCTGTTAAGGAATTGTTTAAACTGTTGAATGATATATCTCTTGATTTTGTATTCAATAAACCTATACAATCTAAAATAGCAAATAGTGAGTGTTACTTGATCATAAACGTAGGCGACTCAACCAAGAGTGGAAAGAAACTGCAAGATGTAACACCCATTATAGATAGTATATTGAATCCAACACCAGACACAGATGTACCTATAAATACGTATGCATTCACAGCATCTCAATTCATGATTGATAATTACTTTAAAACATTAGAGGAGGGAGCAGATATACATAAGAACATCATCCAGTATATCAAAGAATTAAAACCTTTCAATGATTTCATTTTATCGATGGATTTAATAACCGGTTGTGCAGGTGCTGGGAAAACAAAAACAATAAAATTGAAGAAAAATGATTGTTATGTAGCACCATTGAATCGAGTCAAGGAAGCGTTCATCGTAGAAGGAGGAAGAAAATACACACATGAAGTATTCCTCCTTAAATTAATTGCAGGCTTTAAATTTAATAATGTATATGTTGATGAATATACTTTATTACCAAAGGGTTATTATACATTATTGACAACCTTTGGTTCCATCAACACAATAACATTATTAGGTGATCCTTATCAATTAAAAGCTAAGGATTTCAAAAAATGTTTAACTCATGCAGATTTGATGAATCAAAAGTTTCCTTGGTCAATAGACACAACAAAAAGATTTGGGCATACAACTGCAAGGTTATTGAACGCTGTTTGTAAAGATCATTTTCCAACACCTATTAAAGCATTAAAAGAAGATAAAGTGACGTTTCAAACATTCAAGAACACAGACGATTTATTTCACCTAGTGAAAAAGAAAGGTTATCAGTTCGTTACACTCGAGCAGAAGTTCAAAGATATATTTAAAAAAGCACCAGATTTATGTACGACTATACACGAATCGGAAGGCTGTACCTACGATAGAGTTGTTTTATTTGTGAACGGTGATACAATAAAGAACAATTTGATAGAAGACTATGAGTACACGTATGTAGGCATGTCAAGACACAGGCACGAGTTGAAAATAGTGTGCATGGAAGATGATGTTGTTGCAGTTCGTCATTTGAATTATCTAGGTTCAATGATTGACGTACAATTGAACATTGCAGGTGTGCAAACTTTCTCAGACACGCATATAAAACCGCAAAAAGATATATTTGATAATCCAATCGATTTGATCAAAGACAATTATACGGTCGACATTGGGCAAGTTGAAGAGATACTAACTAAACATGGGTTTGCGGGTGAAGATGGTGTGATAGTGGAAGCACGTGATGCGACATTACCAAACGTTCCAAAGTATAACTTTGCCGGGCAGTTGAATAAAGGGAAGATAAGGATATCAAACGGATTTGTAATACAAAAACGGATACAAAAATATGGTCATAGGCTAGCAAAACGTAGTTATGTCAGATACTACAACATCAAAGACAAGCTCAAGACAACACAAACGATGATAACTCGCTATCTCAACTATGCAGATCATCGCAAAGCGAAAGCTTTTAAATTGTTACTTGATCCGATTAAAATATTACAAAAAGGATTCTTGAAATTTACCAAATTTAAAACAATGGATGAATATTATGAGTTTTGTACACCTACAGTTGAAGAATTGACATTTCACGCACATGAATACTTAAAATCGTTAAATGAAAAGAATTTTGATAAAAAGACATGGGCACAGATCGAACATTTGGGTTCGGATTTTACTAAGACGATTGATTTTTTCATGAAAGAACAACCGAAATTTCAATCAGTACCGATAAAAGGAAGTGTGAAATATGGTCCGGACGGTAGTAGATTCTCTATCATGAGTTTGGTAGAACATATGAGACGACAAGAAGAGGGAGCACAGCCATTACCATTCGATCAAACGTATAAAGCAGGTCAAGGTGTAACATCATGGAGTAGACAACAGACATTGTTATTTGCAGCTTACACACGACACATTAATCACAAATTGAATGATTGCATGGCAACAGTTGAAACGAAAGGATTCACAGCTATATATGCAACGAATGAATCAGATCAAGCAATTGGATTACGATTCGCTAAAGGATGTGGACAATATGTTAATACCCGTAAATGTAAACACTTATGTACTGATTTCAGTGAACATGATACATCACATTCACTGATGGTATTATTATGGAAATGCGAGGATTACATACAAATGGGATTTGATCAAACTTTAGTGGCATCGTATTTTAACGCATATATGCACTGGCGTCAAGCAGCAAAACAAGAAGGTGAATCTTGCACTGTTTATAATGATCTAATGCAACATTCTGGATCATCAGATACAATACATGGCAATAGCAAATTGACAATAGGAGCAAATGGAGCATGTTTCGATTTCCGTGGTATAAGGTTTGCAGCATTTAAAGGTGATGATACGTACATATTAGCAGAATGGTTTAAAAAGTTAAAATGCTGGCATGCTGGAACACTGTCAAGATTGGAGCGAGATATGAACATGGATTTATCTAGTTTGTTCGGTTTCATATTGAAAATAGATGCTTCACCAGTCGGAGAATTCATCTGCAATTTCATTGTACCGCATGGATTCTTTCCTGATATAATCAGAAGAGTATCACGTATTATTTCGAACATACATTCAACAACACCAAAGTTTGATGAAGCGAAGTTGAACCTCGCAGAATGTTTAAATGTTATAGCATCACAGGATGCATTGAACACTGGCATCGAATACGCGCGTGAGTATTACAATTACAATGGCATAGATATAACATCTGATGAAATATATACACTGGTCCAATATGCAAGAAATTTAGTGCAGGATGGCAAGTTGGGCGAAATGCAGAATTATATTATCGAAACGTTTGATACTGCCGATGTAATTACCGAGCATATCCCTTTG